TCTTCTTTCCCACCCTGTCAATATACTGAACTGGTTTGGGGTACTCCCCTACCCTAGAGGGAAGAGGCATTACGCAAAAAAGGGTTTACTATTTTGTAGTTTATCTACTTAGTTCAAACCAAAAAAAAACACCAACCTAAGTTGATGCTTTCACGAAGTCCCTCCGAACTTCTCCTGCTACGTACAGCGTGGGGGAATCGAACCCCCATTGCTTGGATGAAAACCAAGTATCCTAACCGTTAGATGAACGCTGCTATTCTTCTTGTGAACCTGCTATGTAACACACTATTCCTACTACTAAACAGATTGCTGTGGCTAATGTAATACTAATCATCTTTTTTTGTTTTAAAGAATAAAATAGGAATCAATAAAATCGTTTCTATAACTGCAAATATAATCCACTCGTCTTTAGACATACTTTAGAATTTACCGCTTATAGTTCCGTTTGGTCTTTTTATAATACCACCGAAACCGCCTCCCTCCTTAACAGAATCCATATAAACATCACAACAAATAGCATCGTCAGACACTACCTTACCATCCAAAACCTTCATAGTGTGCTTGGCTAATACCAATTCGCTATCACACTTTTTACATTTAAACTTAGACATAACTTATTTTCCTTCCCATTCTTCATCAATATCATCAAGCAAAAATTCTTCTGAATCAACACGATCCTTAATATTATTTAAAGCAGTTATAAATTTTTTAAGCAGGTTAAAATCTTCTACTTTAAGGAAACCTCCTATTTCAACTTCTGTTCCACCTTCGTTAGATAAAACATCAACACCGTATTCTTCTTCATCAATAAAATAATACACGAATCCTACTTGACCATCTTCGGGTTCTTGATAACTTTCTTCAAATCCCAAGTCAAACAAACCTTGTGGTGTAATTGGTTTAGTACCTATAAAGCCTATTTTCTCTGCAGCAGATAATAATCGCTCTGCATTTGTTTCTGAACTTAGTAAGTATTCTGTTTCGCTTTGACAGAATTTGCATTTACTCTTTTTAATCTTTGCCATAATAAGGTTAGTTAGTTGATTCTACTTAACATATATACCTTTCTGTTTTTGTTAACGTCAACAAAATGGTTAACTCTTGGGGCTAAATGTAAACAATATTGTTTACCTAAACAAATAAACATACTTAAAACTTTTTACTTTTTAGCGTTTAAGCTCATTACGTTGACATTTGTGGCTCATATTAAATACATTCTTAGCCTAATTGGTGTAAATATGCACCACTTTTCACCTTTTAAGGACATTTGCCCTTGTTTTACACCAGTCTACACCACTTTTCACCCTTATTTCCTTACACGTAATTCACAACATAGTATGAATTTTAACGCAATAACCCCATAAACGACACTTTTTGTATGAGAAATCATACAATAATGTGATTTTGGTAGTATTTATATCTGAAAACGTATAGAGTTTGTGATACGCGAATCACGAATTACTTCTTGGTATCAGTAATTAAATCAGCTATAGTAAGTGCTATGCCGATAACAAGCATTGTTATTAGGAATGTTTTAATCATCTTTTATTCCCTCACTTGTTCCCTCATTTAATCCCTCACCTTTAAGTTCACCAAACACAGTAGTGTTAAGTGTAACAACATCACCAAAAGCTCTTTGGTAAAATTCTTCTAGGTCAACACCTGATTTACCACAGGAACAAGAATCCATATGCCACCTCTTACCACTATCTGACTTTTGTACGCTGTCACAATACCCACATTTCCATTCAAGAATTGTTCTCATACCATTAGTATTTAGTTAGTATGGTTATAACCTGATAATCTATATATAAAAATAAGGTTATAGCCTTAAGTTTTTTGATGTAAAAACAGGACATTTGCTGTGAGGGCAGGAGTCGAACCTGCAAAGGGCGATTAGGTTTGTCATTGCAGTTCCACCACAACGCTTACAAACTTTATTTCTTATCCCTAACCAATAGACAGCTGGTCGTGTTTTCCAATTTCACCACCTCACAAAATATTAATCACAATGTTCGTTAAGCCAATTAACGTAAATTACACAAGCTGTAACAAATGAAACAGCAAAAATAGCTATGGATATTTCAATCATAATTCTAGGTTTATATATTCTTACTTATACTATGTTTCCAAATTTAGTTAAAACGTAGAGCAGTTCCCCAACCGCCCTACATTTAACTATACTGATTTCTAAATCCCAATTTAGAAAATTTGCCTACCGACTGAAATAAAACCGTTGTATTAGTTTAACGATAGGACTTGTGTTGCCCAACTCACGCTTGGTACTCTCGTATGAGGTGTAGCACTCACGTAGCTTACTCACGTATTACCTTGCAAAGATAAGACAAATTAAAGAATCAAGCAAGGGTTGTTAGGCTAAACGATAATTTAATGTAGCATCACGTACTACGAGTAGCCTAGGGTTATAACCGACTCGTTATAATTTAAGTGTTAGTTCGTAACACCCCCTGTAATATTTCAAGTTGTCGGGATTACCAACAAGTTCGTCATCTATTCTGTTTATTACCTGCCATCGACTTACCTACTACAAGTTCCCAAGTTGTTTCTGTTACTAACCCTTTGCTTTTAGCTAGGGCTATTACTCGTTTAGCCTTCTCTTTTCTACCTTTAGCATACTCGGCTCTGCTTTGACCCATCACCTTTCTTTTGTTGTCGTGTAAGAATATTACTTTATCTGTACTCATAACTTTTTTTTTATAATTCTGAGGTATCATAACCCATTGATTGTAAGGAAAAGTCTACTTCGTCAGGTAAGCAAAATACACCATCGTAATCTACCAACACCTTGCCTTCAAACCACAAACACCCTTCTACGTGAAACTCACCTTCTCCTTTCGTTACGTTATACCCTTCAAAATATCCGTGATTTTTATCGGGGTGTACAACTACTTCCCAAGCATAAGTTTGACCATTAGGGTGTACCTTTTCAAATGCTGCTGTAAATGTTTTGTTTCTTTCCATAATTGAGAGATTGATTAATTGTTCTACAAATATATACTAACAAATGTTAACTTCCTAATTATACACTAAAAAATTTCCTTAAACACCCTTTTTTTTGTTAACTCTCTGAAAATCAGGGATTAGTAAATTAGGGGTCTAAATGGGGTCTAATTGAGGTCTAATTGAGGTCAACGATAGACCTATAGGAGAAGGATAAGGATAAAGGTTATTTCTTTCTTTTTATGTCACTTTTTCTTTCTTTATAAATAAATAATTGTATATTTACAAAAATGATTGTTTAATTATGAAGCGTTTACCTACAGAAATTAAAAAACAAAGGGGAACACTAAGGAATGATAGGATGAATGAAAATGAACCCAAACTACCTAGTGCAATCCCACCAATACCTACTTGGCTATCAGAAGAAGGGCAAAGGTCTTTTGTAGAACTAAGCACCTTACTACACGATATGTCTGTTCTAACTTTAGCAGACGAGATGTCCTTAACCATCCTTTGTGATTCTTATGCTGATTATAAGAACGCTAAAGAGGTTATAAACCAGTTAGGAGCATCACAAGAGGTAACATCAAGAGAAGGTCACACAAAGTCTATACAACGACCCGAAGTCTTAATAGCCAATCAAGCCTTTGTTAGAGTTTTCGCTTTACTTAAAGAATTTGGATTAACCCCTTCAAGTAGGGCGAAGGTAAACGCAATAGAACACGCATCACAAACACCTGATATTAAAATAGAAAACTTCTTTAACAACGATGAATAACCTGCATCACATAGATAAAAGTGTATATTACTATGATGAAAAAGCAGCGAATAGGGCTGTTGATTTCATAGAAACATTTTGTCAACACGTTAAAGGTGATTTAGCAGGTAAAAGGTTTATACTTGAAGATTGGCAAAAGGATGACATTATAAAACCATTATTCGGATGGAAGTCAAAAACTACCAATTTAAGAAAATTTAGGCAATGTTTTGTTTTCATACCACGTAAGAACGGTAAAACAAATTTAATGGTAGGTATAGCCCTTTATATGCTATTTTCAGATGGTGAGAAGGGTGCGGAAATTGTATCGGCAGCAGCAGATAAAGAACAAGCACGTTTATCATTTTCCATAGCCAAGCAAATGGTTTTACAAGAGCCTCAGTTGATTAAACGCTCAAACACTTACAGAGATTCCATTACATACGATAAGGTAGGTTCATACTACAAAGTAATATCAGCCGATGCAGACACAAAACACGGATTGAACTTGTCTTGCTGTTTGTTAGATGAAATTCATTCACACAAAAATCGTGACCTCTACGATGTGTTATTGACGAGTATGGGTGCTAGGAAAGAGCCTTTGATGCTAGGGATCACTACAGCAGGAGCAGGACACCAAAAAGACCACATTTGTAAAGAACTTTATGACTATGCTAAGAAGTTAATTAGTGGTGCTATTCAAGACGATTCGTTTCTAGGGGTTGTGTATGAGGCTGATAAGGATGATGACATCTTCGATGAACAGGTTTGGAGAAAGGCAAATCCAGGCTTTGGGACTATTATTACTGAGGAATATATGAAGCAACAAGCTGTAAAGGCTAAGAATGAACCATCCTATGAAAACACTTTTAGAAGGCTACATCTTAATCAATGGGTTGCAAATGAAACTAAGTGGATTTCTGATGAAAAATGGATGGATTGCTATGATGATATAAGCGAATCTAACTTTGTAGGTAAACCTTGTTATGTAGGGTTGGATTTAGCATCCACACGAGATATTACTTGTTTAAGCCTATTATTCCCTGACAATGACAATGGGTACGATATTTTCTTGCACTCCTTTATACCTTCTGAAAACGCTCATAAAAGGTCTGAAAGAGATAAGGTTGATTACGTTAAATGGCAAAGAGAGGGATGGGTTACATTTACAGAGGGCGATGTTTGTGACTACAATTACATAAAACAAAAGATTAGAGATTTATCAGAATTATACGACATTAGAATGATAGCTTATGATAGGTGGAACGCATCACAGATTGTTATTGACCTAACAGAAGAAGGTTGCCCTATGATACCTGTAGGTCAAGGTTACAGAACAATGTCCCCTGCTACTAAAGAATTTGAAACCCTTGTATTGGGTGGTAATATTAGGCATAACGGTAATCCTGCATTAAGGTGGATGATGTCAAACGTAGTATTAGCCTTAGACCCTGCAGGAAACGTGAAGCCAAATAAGGCTAAATCAAATGACAAGATTGATGGTGTGGTTTCTACATTAATGGGCTTATCAGAGGCTATGCAAAATAAAAATGGAGGAAATTCAGGATATGATGACAAAGAGATATTCTTTATCTAAGAACGAAATAGTTGCACAGGAGCAACTAACAATAAGAGATATATGTGCATCTGTACTAGGTAACAACGGTGATTTACATTTGTTAGATGACTTAGTTCAAGATATAAACGTAATTCTA